CAGAAAATATGATTGTTCTCACCTTCAGGGACAGTTTGTAGATGAACAACATTATGATATATTGGTTGAAGAAGATTGCGATGTTTATGCTCCAGCTGGAAGTTTTGGAGATGAAACTAATGATGAACAGAGAATTATCTTTAAGTTTCGCAAAAATTATTTTACTGAAGAAGAACAACGACAGGCATATCTTGGTCTAAGAGAAGCAGCAACTGAGACACAGAATCGTGGAATGGCTGCTGGTCCGAGAGAAGGTAAACTAGGTAATCGTGAATGGGTTACAGACTATGAGTTTGATGTCATTGACTATTTCAGCAATCCGAAATCTAATCTATTTGGTAGTGATCCTATTGAAGAAATCAAAGCACAGCACGCAAACAAACCACCACAACCATCTAATAAAAATAATGTATGGTCAATTCTGGCAGTCAAGCAAGACGAATTTGACTTTGAACGCTGGGTAGAAAAAACTAAGTTGTTGACACCAGATCAGCAACGAGATGAAACTCGTCGTATGGTTCAGAAATATATTTGTCAAACTACCTATGCCAATGGAGTGATGTCTGGTATCGCTGGGTGGTTTGATCGTTATCCTCGCATTCCTTATGGTCGTGCAACATCTTATACTGCTAATAATCTAGAAAAATTTAAGATGTCATATCCTTTTTTACAGCATCTGGCAAAAGGATTTAAAGATTTACTCCCATGGCGTTATTCTAATCAGATGAAAGCAGCAAATAAATTGGATCCAGAATTTCTAGTTCCTGGAACACCATTTACTACAATTACTGTTAATAAAACCTTTCGCACTGCTGCACATTACGATGCAGGTGATTTAAATGAGGGACTGTCAAATCTTCTAGTTCTTTCTAATGATGGTAGATTTACTGGGGGATATTTAATTGCACCAGAATATCGTGTTGCAGTTAATGTTCGTCCAGGAGATTTGTTACTCATTAACAATCATGAAGTTATGCATGGCAATACTCCTATCGTTTGCGAAGAGGGTTCAGAGCGTGTTAGTTTGGTAGTATATTTCCGTGAGAAAATGCTAGAGTTGGGTAGTAAAGCATACGAAGATTGTCGTAGAGAATATGTAGAATCACGCAGACTTAATAAAAATCATCCTGGACACAAACATGATGATGGAACAGATCGTCATCTTTGGAATGGTGTCAGCCCTGGAATGTGGGAAGAGCAAGAATGGTATGACTATTGTGAATCAAAAGTTGGTCGTGAAGAACTAATTAAGATGCATCCACAAGCAGCAAATACTTCACTAGAGGAATTCTTCGGATAATGTGCGCAGTTATTGGTACTATCCTGCAGCAACCAACAAAGCAGGACTTCTCTATGATTCGTCGTGTATTCCAGGAATCTAAAATTCGTGGAATGCACGCTACTGGTATTTCGTTCTTACCAAAGTGGAGCGACAAAATTGAGACAATTCAAGAGCCAATCCCAGCAGACAAATTTGTAGAGAAGTATTTACATAATGATAATTTATCAGATATGATTGCTGACGATGGCAATCTTTATATGATTGGTCATTGCCGTTATTCAACCAGTGATTTGGAATTTAACCAGCCATTGTATTACAACGAAAAGTCTATTGTACACAATGGTGTCATTACGCAAGAACTACCAGAAAACTGGAAAGAACTTTATGGGTATGATTGCATTACAAAGAATGATAGTGAGTTAATATTACATTCAAGAGATCCTTTAAGAGAGTTTTCTCACATGTCTATGGGTGCAGTGGAACTATATGTATACAAAAAGATGCGATTCTATCGCAATGGTAAGCGACCATTATATTTGTCTTGTATCTCAAACGGATGTATAGTTACATCTACAGCTAACATTGCACTTCGTGCAGAAGTTCCTGGAAGACCAGTTGAGTCATTAATGAATCATTATATTACATTTGACGATCAACTTGCAATGATGATTGAGAAAGTTGATGTTATGAACTCGGTAGATTTACAACATTATGAATTTCGTTAATTCTACAAAAGTAGAAGAGTTAATTAAAAATAGTCCAGCTGGTAAGAATACTAAGTTCTTATCTGCTGCACACTCATTATGGTATCGTTTTCATAATTATGATAAAGCACCGCCAATGGCATTAGAAGATAATGGTGAAGTTGTTTCATTAATCTTCGCAACGCATAACAGAGATGGATATGCTAATCTATATGAGATAGTAACACTTGAGGGAAAAGAAGGAAATGGATACGCATCAAAATGTTGGGAAGAGTGGATCCGTTACGCTACCGAAGATCGTGGTTCTAAAAGACTTAAAATATCTTGTACCCCATCTTCAGTCACTTGGCATTACCGAAATGGTCTCATCTTCTGGGCAGTTGACCCCACAGGCTCGCTCCGCTCTGATCAACCTCTTTTTGCCACTCGTGCTGAACAACTCGCATTTAGATCTTCTGCTATTATCAGTCCAACATCGGCTCTACCGCCATATAAAGCAAGAGAGCAATTCCGAGCAGAAGGATTAGAAACCTATAAATGGGGTGATAAGAAGAAAGCAAAAACACAAGCTGCAATTGATGCAGTTGGATCTGCTTGGTTAAGAGAAGCATTAATGGAACAGCCATCTTTAGAAGAATTTTTAGTATAATGGATTATCGTTTAACAGAAAATCGTAGAGAAGCATTTATTCGCTGGTGGGTTTGGTCATTAAAATATGATGACTGTGATCCAGCAGTATGGTGCACCAATTATCTACATAAAAGATACGAACATAATGACGAACAACGTCTTTGGTTAGCGTGGCTGTATGGTAATACTTACTATCTACCAACTGCATGGATTCTTATGAATGAGTTTCCTGATTTTGAATTAGCCACAGTAGATCGTATGGAACAATGGAACACTGCGAACTATAAACGTCTACGTTATCAAACTGACACAAAATGGAATAAAGGACATCTTCCTTCCATGTTTGCGTCATATCAAAAGTTTATTGGAGATAGAACACAACGAGAGGCATTGGAGAATTATTATGGAAATACTGAAGAAGAGAACTTTGATTCTCTGTGGAAAGTCATTAAGTCTGGGTTGTATAAGTTTGGTCGCTATTCCACTTGGTTTTATCTTCAGCATCTTAAGCATACTGCTGATATCCGTATTTCTCCTACTAGTCTCATGCTGGATGATTTTGATGGCTCTCGCTCTCATCGTAATGGACTTCTTCTTTCCATTGGCAGAGATAACGATTATGATAGAAAACTCACTGCAGGAGACTATGCGAATCTTGAGTCACAAGCGAAAGAGATACTTTGTGAGACCCAAGCAAGATATCCAGAACTTGCATCGCAGATAGATTATTTTACGATGGAAACTTGTTTGTGTTCATTTAAGAAAATCTTTCGTGAGAATCATGGTCGCTATCTTGGATATTATCTTGATCGACAGGCAGAAGAAATTATGCAATGTGAAAAAGATGGATGGTATGGAATTGACTGGGATGTTCTCTGGCAGTCAAGAGAAGAAACGATTGATTTAAGATTAGACCATAAACGTGGTATTGATAAAGAAAGATATAGTTCATTTTTAAGAACTGGCAAAATTGAAAATTTAGAATGGATGTTTGATGATGAAGAACCTATACTTAGTGGATTGGAGGCATTTGTATGAGTACCGATAGTGATAATATGAATAATATTATAGATGTATCTTCTGGTATAACTTCTACCATGTCAATGGGACATAGTGATACTATTACAATTACATCAGGGCTACCTTCTAATTACGGAACTATTGCAATTGGAATTGTTACAGAAGATATTTTAGATCGTTATTCATTTAATCGTTTCACTGTCGATCATAAAGTACAGGAACATGAGTTGATGAAACTCAAGGAGACTGTTCCAACGTATGCCGATGAAATCAAAGAAAATTTGGCTAAGAATATGGCTCGAGATATAATGAAGAAAATGACATTTACCAAAAGGAAAGATTTAGATGCTGATGTGCATCATTTCTTGGGAAGAGTCTGGGTATTTACAGAGGATGAATTGAAAAAACTTATTGAGGAAGTGAAAAATGCTTAATGAACGTGTTGGTGTGATGGATAGTATTTCGATCCAAGTCACTCGTGCAGAACCAAAGAAACGAAAATTGATAGCTGTTGGTGGTTCTCCAGGAACAGGTAAGACTACTCTTTTCCGTAAGTTTATGGAAGGTAAGACTTGGGAATCAGTCGAACCAAAGAAAATGCTCCCTGCAATGTATTGTAAAGAACTAGATTTGTACGTTCTAGGTAAATACGAGGAAGGTGAGACTTTCGCTGGAACAGATCGTCTTTCTATGGCTGTCCAGCCTATCGCTCAGTGTTTCGTCACCGAATGTACCTCAAATATTCTCTTCGAGGGAGACAGAATCTTTAATCAGTCTTTCTTAGAGTTCGCTATGGGGCTACCTAATACAGACCTCCAGGTGGTCTTCCTAAAAGTCCCTAAAACAGTCCTCGAATCCCGATACAAGGATAGAGGATCCGACCAGTCCGAGCAATTCCTAAAAGGTCGGGAAACTAAATATAGTAATCTATTGTCAAATTTTGAACTGATGCCCTATATTACTGAGTTTAATAACACCAACTTAGAGGAGCAGGGGAAGGTTCTTGCATTCCTGGAGAAGCAGTTAGTCCAGTGATGCGAGGATTTTCTGGGATGTAAAATGTCTTTCCTAGAAAATACTAACTTCGACTGGATGGAAATGCTTAACTTTTATGAGCGTCCATTTAGAGCTACATTTGTACCTTCAAAAGTTTGGCTAGACCTAGACAAATATGTAAATGACGAAGAAGGTCTTGCAAACTATTTTAAGAAATGGCGCACCAAGATTAAATGGGTAAAAGAAAAGTCTAAAGCCATAAAATATAATCGATACATAGCAATCGGTGGAGAGTATGACGCTGAGACAAGACAATGTATCATTATAATCTATACAGATAAGTTTAGAACATATAAGTTCGACAAAGAAAACTGGGATCGTTTTAAGTTTAAACTAATTCAAGTTGAGATGCATGAATTAATACACTTCATGCAGTATGATAGAAGAGGAGACGAATCTTCCAGATATGTTCTCCCATATAAAAAAGTTAAACATACTAAGAAAGATGCTGAGCGTAGATATCTTTCTGAGTTTGACGAGATCCAAGCATATGCACACTGTGTTCTTTTAGATTTTAAAGATAAAAGACCAACTATTCCAACACAATCTCTTATCTCTCGTGCAAGAACATATAGAGATTCAAAAACCCTCCACTATATCCTTCGAACCTTTAATTACGACTTTCGAAATAATCATGCAATTCCTAAGTTAATGCAGCAGATTATGAAGTGGGATCGTAAGTATCAAAGGTTTATCCGAGCATCCAGAAGACCTAAATAATCCTTATTAGGATTTAGGTGCATCTGTGACTGCAAATACCGTATTATCTGACATTAATGAAATCTATACTGGATTTGTCTTAGCTGGAGACAAATGGTTTGACCCATCTGCTAAGTTTCAGTATGAGCAGCGTGTTAAACAAGCCAAACCAGAAGAGGTCGCTGATGCTGAAGGTAAAGCAAGAGCAATGGCTACTGAGTTTATTAAGTGGGCAAAAGAAAATGGATATAAAGGATTTGTAAACAAAGTTTGGTGGACTGCTCGACCAAATTCTATGACCTCTGCAGTTGGAGAATTTGTTGATCAAAAGAAAAATCCTACTGATATATTGGTAAAATTTAATGATGGACCAGCAAGAGGATTTTTAGGATTATCTGCGAAAGCAACACAAGGTAAAGGTGACATTGGTTTTAAAAATCCAGGTATCGGAACTGTCGATAATTCTCTTGGATTAACATTTGCGAATCAGTATAAATTATTACTTGAAGATACAATTGAGAAGTATAAACTGCCAAATTCAGCAGGTGAACGAAAGATCTTTATCAGAACAAATCCTGATACAAAAAAAGAAACTGAAGAGATCGGTGTGAATATGATGGCAGATATGAGAGATAAATTATTACAAAGATTACTACAATTTAATCAACAAGAATTATTTAAGTATCTTTTAAAAGATTGGATGGATGCAGAAGTTTTGTTTCCACCATATATTAAAGTAACAGGGCAAGGTAAAAAACCACCCTATGCGGCAACAGTGATGGATCCAGTGAAGAACGACAAATTAGATGCGTTATCAAAATATCCAATCACTCTAGAAAAAATAGGCAACGAATCGATTGGCGTGAAAGCAGGAGAAAAAAAGATTATGAAGATTCGTTTTAAGTTTGAGTCAGAAAAGATGGCATCATCTTTAAAACTCTCTGGGGATCCATGGTAAAATGTTAAAATTTAAATCTTTTCTAATAGAAACTTTGCTTGTAGAAAAAGCATTAAGTAGTTCTGTATCTTCTGATGACAAAGGTAAACTACATGAGTTGCTTTTGTCAAAACATCTTCATCCAAATAATACTTTACCTGAACATCATCGTTCAGAATCTGAAAACGAAGACCATGCTGGTACTCCCCAACAGGTTCACGATCGTCTAAAGAAAAAGATTGGAGATGCAGCATACAACGAGATTGATTCACATTCTAAATCTACTGCTGACGCATTAAAGAAACATTTAGTAGATTCAGGACATCTGAAACCTGGACATACAATTGGTAATGTTCATTGGACTTCCAATGCTGATAAAGAAAACAAAGCAGGTGATCATGAGAAGACAACTGGCATTAAAGACGTCAACTCTAATGCAGACTTGATTATAACTATGCACGATAAGGATGGTAAAGT